AGACCCATAAAGGATTAGGCATTGTTTCGATACGTGAGTTTTGAACTGGTACAGGTACCTGGTTCAAAACCTTGTTCTTATCCACTTTTCCTTTCTTGTCCTCAACGTTCACAGCCTTCAATCTCCCCGACTGTGAAGTGCATGTTGTTGCTTTCAACTCTCTCTTCACATCTTCAACTGACAACTCTTCAAAGTTTACAATCTCAGTATTTTCCTCTGTTGACTCAGAAATACCAGAGTTTGCCAGTATAGTTGTAGTTGTTGGGGTTGGGAATTGGAAGAGTGTGCCAAGGTCATCAATCCCTTCAGGATCATTCTTGACACCCTCAAACTCCAATTGAGGCCATGATACGGTTGTATTAAAGTTACTGCCAGTGATTGCAGATAATGTCGGCCAAAACACTTCCAAATCATCATCAAATGACATATACACATTGATGCTAGCTTTCTCATTCGTTGCCTTGGTGGTACGCAACGGATTTAGCACAAACAACTTGATGTTTCCTATGCTAGACTGATCAATACCTACATAATCAGGAACATCAGATTGTGCAAAGAAGGGAGTCGGTAGAACTGGATATGGTGCATTGTATGGAATCGTGAATTCAGACTCTGATGTACCAGTCAAATCATAGACTTGATTATACATCATATCAGCCAAATCAGTCAATGGTGTTATATCTGGAATGGTTACTTGGGATGGAACAAAAAGTGCCATGATTCGCCCCGACATGAACTGATTAGCCACCAACTGAATTCTAATACGCACACTCCCGCAATAATATTTGAAAGCTCGCATCATCCATCCGACAGTTGTATCTTGAGGTGGAAATAAAGGCAGATCCGCCAAAACATACGCATGCGCACGGTCAGCTTCCCAATCTACTCGCTTAAGCAGACTCCATGTTTTACCAATATACACAATATCCATCTCATCATCCTTAGTACCAAACAACTCATTACATGGTTCTAGAGCGCATTTAGGATCAACAACAAGTTTTTCAATTGTATCAGACCCTACTCCATATGACAAAGAATTTGCAACCACTGGGGTCACTCGAATATTCGCTCCTATATTATCAGGTTTTGATAACCCAACACTACGTAACATTCGAGAGGCTCCAGAAGCCACATCTGTAGCTGTTTCTACAATCTCTGTCATTGGCGCCACAAGACCATCAATCGTGTCAGATATTACACCCATCTGAGCATACAAGGGTACAGATAATGCAGGTTCATCTAACCAACCATACACTGAAACAGACACAGGTGTTGTTGTTGATTGACCAGAAGTCAATTTATTCAACACAAACACCTTTACCTGTCCCAATGCCTGACCGGCCGTCTGAACTGCATCAACTGAT